CAACGCTTGATTGGCAGACAAGAGAACAACTCTCAGATGCAGCCAAAGAAGCACATGAAGTACTGAAAGCCGCTTCATAAACAAACCAAAAACAACCAAAGCCATCTAAAACAGGTGGCTTTTTTTTGCCTATCGTTTACAATATACATCTATACACCAATTTCTTTAGCTAAATCAATTGGTTAAAAGTTAACACAACATATGGCTGCTCCAAAAGGAAATAGAAATGCAGCAAAGGGCAAAATCTGCACTGATGCCCTACGCAAAGCCCTTATTCAAGGCAAAGCCCTAGCGCCCATAGCTAAAAAGCTCATTGAGAAAGCCAAGAACGGCGATCTAGAAGCAATCAAGCAAATCTACAACAGAATGGATGGCATGCCAGTTCAAGGATTACAGCATGATATGGGCGATGTAAACGTATACATCAAGAAACTTGCTTGATATCAGCTTACCCTACAATTGGGAATCAAGATGGTATCAAGAGCCTGTCAGACGATATCTAGAGGCAGGTGGAAGACATGCAGAACTGATTTGGCACAGACGTGCTGGTAAAGATGAAATCTGTATGCACTGGACAGCTACTCAGCTAATCGAACGTCCAGCAACCTATTGGCATATGCTCCCTCAAGCCAATCAGGTAAAGAAAGCGATCTGGAAAGCAGTCAATCCTCATACCGGCAAGCGCAGGATCGATGAGGTATTCCCAGAAGAGCTCTTCAGCAAAAACGAAACAGATATGATGATTTCATGTAGGCACAACGATGCTACATGGCAATGTCTTGGCTCAGATAACTTCCAGGGTGCTATTGGTTCACCCCCTGTAGGGATAGTCTATTCAGAATGGGCATTGGCTAATCCAAGTGTTAGAGGGTTTCTCAGGCCAATCATAGCGGAAAACAACGGCTGGCAAGTGTTTATCAGTACTCCTCGTGGTAAGAACCATGCTTATTCTACATTTAAGGCGGCTCAGAAGAATCCTGATTCCTTTGCTGAACTGCTGACCGTACATGATACGGAATGCCTAACTCCCGCTCAGCTCGTGGTAGAACTCAATGAATATGTAAGCACTTACGGAGAAGCGATGGGGCTGGCTTTGTACGAGCAGGAATATGAATGTTCGTTTGAAGCTGCGATTCTTGGTGCATATTACGGTGCTGAGTTCCGTAAGATGGACAGAGAAGGCAGGATTTGCTCTGTAGAACACGATCCTATCTGGCCTGTACATGTTGCTATGGACATTGGATATGATGATGACACGGCTATATGGTGGTTCCAGGTGGTAGGTGGAGAGCCCAGGATTATTGGAAGCTATTTCAATTCAGGTAAAGATGTAGACCACTATGCATCGGTTATATTAGGTCGTGATGTCACGATCAACTTCATTAAAGACAAGTTAGAGGTTGACTATGGTAAGGCGAATGAGTGGCAATCCCGTTCAGCGTATCGCTACGCTTCGATCAACTTACCGCATGATGCAAAAGCAAAGACCCTGGCCGCAAAGGGAAAGTCAGTTGAAGAGCAGTTTGCGGCAGTGTTCGGCTGGGGGTCCGTTAGAATCGTGCCAGGGCTGTCGATTGAAGATGGGATCATTGCAACAAGAAAGCTGTTACAGAGAGCGTACATCGAAGAGTCATGCGACGATGGTATTGAAGCACTCAGGCAGTATCACAGAGAATGGGATGATGAACGAAAGCAATTCCAAGATAAGCCCTTTCACGATTGGACAAGTCACTTCTCGGATGCCATGAGATACTTGGCTATTTGTTGGTCAGAGGATAAACTACCCAAGGAAGCGGAGCCGCCGAGGTTTAAGCAGGATCGGACGTTTAATGAGATGGTTGAGCATGTTAAGCAGCGGAGGATAGCGACTTATGAGTGAACGATACACAGCAAAAGTACGCAAGAGCAATCCTAATGCATGGTTTGTATGGGATTCTGAGCTGGATAATGTAATGATGGCTGGAAGTGAGGGTGAATGTAAGGCATTGGCAAGGCGATTGAATCCTGAACCGGAACCGGTTGCAGTTATTGCGCCGAAACGTAAACGGGCACCGAGAAAGAGGAAAGCAACATGAGCAATCGAATGTCTACACCGGCTGAGTGGACAGTCACTTCTGTCGCATTGGCTACGAATATCACAACGATCAGTACAGGTAGAGCCGTTTTGAGGGGCTGTGTAGTCACTTCGGTATTATCGGCTCATGATGTTGTGATTGAGGATGGTGCTGGTGGTTCTGTTGTAGCTGGTATTGAGGCATCGGCAGCACATGGAACAACCAAGGACTTTCATGATATGACTTTACCGAATGGTCTTGCTGTGAATCCACATGATTCAGGAACGGGCACGATCGCTTTGGTTTGGAAGGCTGATCATGAGGGATTGGCAGGTAGTGGTTATACGCCTGTGAGTGTACGTGGTGCTGGTGTATGACCGTAAGCGAATGGGATGTAGCCGAGGTTGATTTGGCAGATGACATTACCACGATTTTAGCGGTTCCTGCATTATTGGGGGGGTGGTATGTCAACGTAGTGTTATCGAATCATGCATGTCCGATTAAAGACGATACGACACAGAAGTTAGTTTTGCCTGCACAACTTGCTGCAGGAACATTGGTTAAGCCACCGCCAACACGATTTGAGACAAAGTTGATTGTTGACCCTGACAATGCTGCTACCGGGAAGATTGCTGTTTTTTATCGTGACTTGGCGAGGAACGATTGAGGTTGCGATATAAGGTCATTATCGAGAAATCTCGGAGCAATGCTGTACCGGAACGTATTGTATTGATGGATGATGTATTGGGCAATGTAATTGGCAAGTACATGACGATTGGTGAATGTCTTGAAAAGGCCGAAGAGAAGATGGGATTTGAAGTTACGGTTGATGAGAATTCTTTCGTGGTTGAAGCGTAAGTTACGTGAAGAGTTACAGTTTTGGCATGAGCGGAGATGGTTTCGTACATTAGAGGATGGGGATGGAGCATATGGAAGAGATCGTAAAGTTTGAACATCCTACCCTGTGTATTGTTCATCTTGAATCTGACATAGCTAAGGGTATTACAGACACGTTTTATCAAGTCCTGATCGATACAAAAGAAGAAGGCAATCTAAGCCCATCTGGTGATTTTTACAGGTTCAATTTCAAGAATGATGAGAGCGAGATACATGGATGGAAACGTGTATCTGATATCGTGGTGGATGAGGTGCTGGAAGAAATGTTTGAGTATGAGGGCGAATATCATTCACGTACTTCAGAAAATCTAAAATGGTATGAGGGCGAATTGGAATCTGAATATATAGAAGAAGTTAAAAAAGCGCGGTCTTCTGAAGTAGACAATCGTCCCGAAGACTCATTAGGTCGCAAACTAGGAATCAAGCATGGCTAGTGAAGGCTCGTCCGGTCAAGGATACTTAGACGAAAAACCGACTCAGGGCGACAAAGTTGTTAAGCGTTGGTTAGATGAGATACATCTATCTGAAGTAGCCGAGAAGGACTGGCGAGAAGATAGCTTAAACGCGCTCAAGATATACAATGGATATGATTGGTTAGACCAAACACACGATAAGAAGAAAAAGACTTTTAACATACTTTGGTCGAATGTAGAGACTAAGCGACCTGCATTGTACAACCAACTCCCCCGCCCAGACATTCGGCGTCGTTTTAAAGACCAGGACAAGTTAGGCAAAGTCATCTCTGAGCTGATGGAGCGGTGTATATCTTTCACTATTGAGAATGACTTTGATGAAGAGGTTATTGCTGCTGTTAACGATATGTTATTGCCTGGTAGAGCTGTAACGAAGGTTAAGTATGTACCGACCTTTGAAGGTGAAGTTGAAGAGGATGAGGAAGGTAATGAAGTTGATAATCGTGAAGTAGCTTATCAGGAAGTGGTCTTTGAGCAGGTGCAATGGGATGATTATCGTCGTGGCCCAGCTAAGCGATGGAAGGATGTTCCTTGGCAGGCTTTTCGGCATAAGATGCGTAAGGATGAGTTTGAAAAGCGTTGGCCGCAGATGGTTGATCAGGTTACTTATACTGAGACTTCGAGCTCTGATGATAAGGAAGGCGAGAACAAACGTGGTCAGAAGAAAGACAAGTCAGATGATTCTGTCTTTAAGAAGACTATGGTTTGGGAGATATGGGATAAGGATGAACGTAAGGTAATCTTTATCTCTACATCATATAAGGATCAACCGTTAGAAGTTCAAGACGATCCAATGGGTTTAAAGGATTTCTGGCCTAATCCACGTCCTTTATATGCTATTGAAGACCCATCTTCGCTGATTCCGAATGTTGAATATTCGATGTATGAAACTCTGGCTAAAGAGCTGGAGTTGATGACAAATCGTATTAACAAGATCATTGATGGACTTCGGTTAAGAGGTATTTACGACCCTACCATTGCAGAGATGCAGAAGCTCTTTGATGGTCAGGACAATGCTTTTGAACCTGCAGAGAATCTAAGTCGGATTATCGAAGCTGGTGGTATAGATAAAGCCATTTGGATGTTGCCGATTGTTGAGATGGCTCAGGTACTCAATTATCTGTATGAACGTCGTCAGTCTCTTGTGCAAGAAATCTATGAGATAACCGGTATTTCAGATATTCAAAGGGGCGCTACTGATCCTAACGAGACATTGGGCGCACAGCAGCTTAAGGCTAACTTTGGGTCAGGTAGACTTCAAAAGCAGCAGAGAGAAGTACAGAGATACGTTAGAGACTTGATCAGGATAGGTGTTGAGATTATTGCTGAGAATTTCTCACCTGAAGTAATGTCTTTGATGAGCGGTTTAAAGTATCCATCAGCAGAAGAAAAGCAGATGGCCCAGTTAGGACTTGAGCAGGCGCAGCAAGCCA